ACGGCTAAGGACAGAGGAAATGAAAAAGATGTCAGCTGAACAAGTGCAAAGTGCATTGGTTTTTTTTTACACTTTAGGGAAGGAGTTGTCAGAGATTTTGCCATTGTATTTGATGCAGCGGCTGAAGGAAACGAAGACGCAATAGCTACAGAGAGCTTTGCAGAAAAGTGGGGTTGGTTTGGTGTGATGTATAGATTAACAAATGGTGAGATAGTAAACTTAGAAAGAATAACGAATTTAGGACTGTTAGAGTGCTTAACTTGGTTAAGTTATGAAACAGACTTAAACTCACAAAATAAAGTAAAAAGAAATGGTGAATAATAAGACTTATAATAATGTAGTAAATACTTTACTTAGAATAGGTGAGTATCACGAACAGATAAGCACTACCTCAGTAGGAGACATTTATGACATCAATCTTGAGAAGATGGAGAAGTTTCCTTTAATGCATATAAATCCAACATCAGTTGAAACAGGAGATAGTCAATTGACATATAACTTTCAAGTCTTTATAATGGATATGGTATCTGAAAAGTCAGATTGGCAAACTAAACAGCACGAGCTTTTAACTAAGTTAGTAAACACAGAGAATAACGAACAGGAAGTATTCAATCAAACTCTAGCTATTTGTACAGATATTATAGGTATGCTTAGACATAGTTCAAGACAATCTCTAGAAGGAGTAAATGATATAAACGAACCTATATACTTTACGCAAGACCAATTTACAATAGAGCCGTTTCAGGAAAGGTTTGACAACTTGTGTTGTGGATATGTATTTAATATAGGTGTATTAGTTCAGAATGATTTTCAAACTTGTAATATTCCTGCAAATACTAGAGGTGCAGGTTACTAATGTTAAAGTTTAAGATAGGTAGATTAATAGTTCAAATAGGATGGAAGAAATTTAAAATAACAATAAAATTATAAAATGGCAGATTTAACAACAACAATCACAGAGAACGTAGTGCTTAACGGTTCAGTAAGAGGTTCTACAAACGTCTTAACAACTTCAAACATAGTAGATGTATTAGAAAGAATTCTAACTTGTACTCACTCACAGACTACAACAGTAGCAGTATTTAATTCAACACCTTACGGAGCAGATGGTGCTTTAGATGTAGAGAACTGTAAATACTTAAGAATTACTAATTTAAGTGATGACCAAGATATGAAAGTAGCATATGTAACAGCAGCTACTAATTATCAAGTAACTGTAAGAGCAGGGGGTTCACATATATTATTCCAAGCTGAAGAAGCATTAATTGGTGAAGCTGATGCAACTCCTGCATTTCCTACATTAGAAGATTTAGTTACTGTAGAGGTAAGACCTTCAGCAACAACTGATGTTCAAGTAGAAGTCTTTGCAGCACTAGTATAATGAAGACAGAAGCTCTTGAAAGGTATCTTAATAGCTTTGGTAAACAAGTAGTAAACAGAGCAAAAGGTAACTTACAAAAATCTAAAGGAGGTGGTACTAATTTAGAGAAGTCATTAAGCTTTAAAGTAGTTACATCTGCTGAAGGGTTTAGTGTACAATTCTATATGGATAGCTACGGTACTTTTGTAGACAAGGGAGTTTCAGGAACAGAAGTTAAAAGAAGTTTTAAAGATTATAAGGGTAGAACAATTTCAAGTCCTTATAAGTACACTACAAAGCAACCACCTAGCAGAGTGCTTGATAAGTGGATAGTAAAAAAAGGAATTGCTCCAAGAGATGAAAAAGGAAGATTTATGTCTAGGAAAAGCATATCTTTTTTAATAGCTAGAAGCATTAAGAGGAAAGGAATACAAGGCATAAGTTTCTTTCAGAAGCCTTTGATGTTAGGATTAAAGCAGTTTGGAAAAGAAATGTTGGGAGCAGTAAAAGATGATATCATTAACGGATTAACAACAGTAAAATAAATGGCAACACTAATAGAACAAAAACCTTTATATACTCAAGTACCTGTAGGTCAAGAGGTAATTTTTGTAGTATCAAACAATACAATAGTAGCAAGTTTCACTAACGTTAGATTTATTGCTAATGTTTATATAAGTGATACAACACCTAGTACAATAACTACAACTTCAATTCCAACAGCAACATTTAAAACTACACCAAACAATGCAGGAGTAGGAATATTTGATTTTAGGCAAGTAGTAGAAAATTATGTTAGTGCTGATAATATGGCTGCAAACTTTAGTGAGTATAAAGGCGTTGATACAACTGATAACACACCACACCCTATTCATTTAATAGATAAATATTCTAAAAATAAAAACGCTACTAGATGGCTAACTATTCAGTTTAAAACACAGTACACAGACGCAAATGGTGATGTTCAGATAGTCAGTCCAAAGTTGTCAGTAGATTATCGTTTATTCAATGGGTACTTAAAGTACTCAGATATTCTTAAAATGGGTACAGGTTCTACTGCTAATGATTTTGGATATGATTGGAGTAAGTTCAAAATGAATACTCAAACAGACAGTTTTTTATCTAATGCACCTACTACTCAGTATGCCAATTTAGAAGATTATGGAACACTTGCTTTTTTAGCACCTAACGACAATTTAAATTATATAAGGCTAACTTACAATGATAGCTCAGGTTCACAAATAGGAACAGAAGATATAGATAAGACAGTAGCAAATGGGGCTTATAATACTTTTAGTACAGAAATATCATCACGACTTTTATACTTCGGTTGCTTTCCTGCTAACTTACAAAATTGGAGTTCTACTTTTCTAGCGTTAGTTTCACCTGTAGACCAAATGAGTGGCGGTTCAATAGATGTACAGGCTTTTGATGATAGCAGTAATAGAATATCTAAACAATATACTATAAACATAAATTGTCCTAACTTAAAAGGATATGAAAGTATAAGACTTTGTTGGCTAAATCAATGGGGTGTTTGGGATTACTACACATTCATTCAGAAGTCAGTAAGAAGCATATCAACTAAAGGTTCTACATACGAGCAATTAGCAGGAACTTGGAATGAAGCAGCTTACAGGGTAGATAGTTATAAAGGTGGCAAGAAAGCATTTAGAGTAAACGCTACTGAGAAAATAACAATGAATACAGACTTTGTTAGTGAAAGCGAAAACGAAATGTTTGAAGAACTAATAAACAGTCCTGAAGTTTATATTTTAGATAGCTATCAAGATGACGTAAATTACTCAGCACTTAATCAATATGTAAAACCTGTTAGACTTACCACTTCTAGTTTTACAAAGAAGACAGTAGCAAACGATAAGCTTATTCAGTACACTTTTGAAGTAGAGAAAAGTAAAACACTAAGAACACAATCAGTATAATGAGCGTACAATTAATAGTATTTCCTCAGACAGCACTTACAAATGAATTCGTAGTTGATGGTATTGATTTTAATACAATAAATACTTCAAGTAGTTATGATAGTGGAGCAGGAACACAGGAAGCAATAGACAATCAACCTCCTACTGTTGTCAATACTTGGTATCGTTACAGGTCAACAGGTGCAGGAACTCCAACTTTACCAACAGAACTTTCAGGAAATTTAACCTTATATTCAGTACCTACATCAACTTTTTGTGGAGTATATCAGAAATTAACAAACTTAGTTATAGGAACGACTTATGAAATAGTAATAGACTTATCTACAACAGGAACAGGGTTTGTGTTATTTAATATTTTTGATGGTTCATCTTTAGTTAATAATAATTTTGTTAATGCAAGTTCAAGTCAGATTGGCTTATCTTTTACGGCTACAACTACAACACCTACTATTGTTATAACTTATTTCAATACTGTTACAGCCAATATAGTTATAAGTAATCTATCTGTTACACCTCAAGGAGTAGTGCCAACTAATACTTACTTAAATTTACAAGATGGACAAGTTATTTGCGACTTATACGAAGATGAAGATATACCCTTAAGTCTTAGTGTTGATGACTTTAAAAATGTAGCTGAGAAAGTTCAGTCGTATTCAAAAGCTTTTAACTTACCTGCTACAAAAAGAAACAATAAAATCTTTGACAATATATTTGAAGTAACTAGAACAGATACAGGGCTTAACTTTAACCCTTATAAGAAAACAAAATGTATTTTAAAACAAGATGGCTTTTTATTATTTGAAGGCTATTTAAGAATGATAGATATTTCAGACAAGGAAGGAGAAATAAGCTACAATGTCAATCTTTATTCTGAAGTAGTTGCTCTTGCAGATGTATTAGGAGAAAGGACATTTTCGGATTTAGAATTTACAGAACTAAATCACGCTTATAATTTAACAAACATACAAGCTTCTTGGGGTGCAACAGGGGTAACATATACAAACCCTAGTACTTCAGGCTTTAGAAGTGCTGAAACAGTTAAATACCCTTTTGTAGATTGGACACATCAATACACATTAGATGCTAGTTCAGGCTTTCCTGTTCTACCAAATTTAGAAAGTGCTTTTAGACCTTTTATAAAATTAAAGTATTTAATAAACAGAATATTTCAAGCAACTGATTTTACTTTTGACAGTACATTCTTTGATACAGCAGATTTTGAAAAGCTTTATATGGATTTTAATTGGGGAAACGATACAAGTCCTGCTGCTATAAGTCAATTATACAACGCTTCTTGGGATTTTGGAACAGGTGCTAGTTCAAATATAGGTACAGGTTTATATAAGGAGTTAAGACTAATACCTAATAACGTAACAGGTGGAAACTTTGGTTCAACTGTGCCCCCAAACTACAACCCTTCTAATTATATAATAACAGCTACTAACGATAACGAAATATATAACATTACATATGGGTTTGGAATAGAAAACACAGGAACTTCAAATCAGCAGATACAATGTAGATGGCTGCATACAAAAGCAGCAGGTGGAGTAGTTGAAATAAATTTACAAAATAATTTATTTGTTTCTACAGGATTTGGTAATATTTATATTGGAGTTTTAGAAGTAGCGTTAAATACAGGCGATACTTTAAAAGCTCAATTTAATGGTGATAGTGACATAAGACAAAAGGAAACAGGATTTAGTTACGCTTCTTTTTTAGTTTCTAATTCAACTACTAATTCAGAAACTTTAAATACACTAAGAGGAGAAATAGGTCAATGGGATTTCTTAAAAGGATTAATGACTATGTTTAACTTAGTTACTTTGCCTGATGAAGATAATCCTAGCAATATAAAGATAGAACCTTATGGAGATATTTTTATGTCTAGTAATGATGCTGCAAATCCTAACTTCTTTGATGATACTTCTATTAAACTAGATTGGACTGATAAGATAGATGTTTCAGAAATGAAGCTTATGCCTTTAACTGATTTAAACAAAAAAACTATATTTAAGTTTGTAGAAGATTATGATGACTATGCTTTTATGAACTATAAAAATTCAGTAGGTGGGCATTTATACGGAAGTAAAAAATATGATGCTTCAGAGTTTACAATTCTAGAAGGAGAAGATGAAATTGTAGCAGAACCATTTGCGGCAACTGTAGTAAAACCTTTAGACGAACTATTTTCTGATTTTATAACACCTGCGGTTTATTCTTACAACCCTCAAGATAATACTTCTGAAGGTTTTGAAAATAGTCCTAGAATAATGTATGATAATGGTGAAAAAACTTTAACAAGCTGTACGTATTATATTCCTCCTCAGAATGGTGCAAGTGGTAGTGCTTTTGAAGATGAGTTTTTACAATTTAGTCATTTGACTAATATTCCAACAATAACAGGCTCAAGAGACTTTCACTTTGGGCAATGTCAGTTAATACCACCTGTAGGTAACTCAGTTCCTGACAATCTATTCAACTTGCATTGGCTTCCTTATTACTCAGAACTGTACAATCCTGACACTAGAATTATGACTATTAAAGTAAATTTAAGTCCTTCAGACATTAATACTTTTAAATTTAACGACACAGTATTTATTAAAAACAGAATATTTAGAGTAAACAAAATAAACTACAAACCAAACGACTTAGCAACAGTAGAATTTATACTTATACCATAATGAGCAAAGTACCAACAATACCATATTTATCAGGGTTTGATGTAAAGCCTTCTTCAACCTCAGTTTTAGGAGTTGTTACCTTTACAGACGGAACTAACGACATAACACCTAATCAGTTGCAATGTGAAGCTTACGGATATACATACGACAAAGCTTCAGGAACTTGTTCAACTTTTAGATATAACACAAATCTTAACAGAAGTTTTAGTAATGAAAGTAATAAAGTACAAGGAGCAAACAACACAACAGAAACAGGAACTAACAATACTTTAATAATAGGTCAGAACAATACAGTTAAAGGTTTATCTAGAAATAACATTATTGTAGGTAATAAAAACGAAATAGCAAATGGTGTAAGCAATGCTAACGTGTATGGCACTTTTGGAGAAGCTACAGCTGATAACTCAATAGTCTTAGGGGGTAACGTAGCAACTGACCTATTAGGTGAAAGACAGAGCATACAAGTACTATATGGAACGCAAACTACAAACGGAACTAATACTGTAAGCTATCTAAACAATACAACTGATAAACTCTTAGCCGTTCCTGAGAACGCTGTAATGTATTTTCACGCTGACGTTGTAGCTGTAAGAGTTGGTGGTACGGACACGTCAGGAGGAGGAGCAGTAGGTGATTTTGCAAGTTGGGTTGAAAGAGGAGTTATTATTAATAAATCAGGAACATTAAGTATAGAAAGAGAAAGAGATGCAATTAAACATAGTGGGCATACTACTAATTGGCAACCTACAGGAATAGTAAGTGGAACTAACTTTGCAATGAGAGTAAGAGGACACGCAGACACAACAATAGAATGGTGTAGTAACATTACATTCACACAAATTAAAACAGGAGTAGCACTTTAAAAAAAAAGAAAATGGAAGATAAAATAGTAATAGAAGCAGAGGTTAAATCTAATATAGGTGATGTATCAAAAGACGCAAGTTCATTGGCAGGTGAATTTAAAGTTATGGGGGTTTCTTTAAATAGCGTAAAAGCAGGATTTGTTTCAGTAGGCAGAACAGCAAAAGCTTCATTTGCAACTATAAAAGCAGGGATAATGAGTACAGGAATAGGTGCTTTAGTAATTGCTTTTACTTCCTTAGCTACATTCTTAACAAAAACTAAAAAAGGAGCTGAATTATTAGAAGTAGCTTTTGCAGGTGTAGGAGCTGCTATAAGTGTTATTGTTGATAGAGTTTCTAAGTTCGGAGGTGCTATTGTAAAGCTGTTTCAGGGTAATGTTAAAGGTGCTTTAACAGATGTTAAAGGAGCATTTACAGGAATAGGTACTGAAATAGCAAATGACACAAAAAATGCTATTGCTCTTAAACAAGCATTTATAGCATTAAGAGATAGTGAAAGGGATTTAAATGTAGAAACTGCACAAAGAAGAGCAGAGATAGAAGCTCTTAAATTAATATCTGAAGATGTTAGTAAAAGTGAAACTGAACGATTAGCAGCAGCAGAGGAAGCGTTTAAAATAGAAAATGATTTACTTGATAAAAGAGTGGCTAACGCAGAAGAAGCATTGAGGTTACAACAAGAAGAAATGGCTCTTAGAGAAAATATGCAAGAAGATTTAGATAAAGAAGCTGAGCTATTAATAAATCTAGCTAATATAAGAGCGGAAAGTACTACTAAACAAATAGAGCTTAATAATAAGATAAATTCTATTGAAGCAGAAGTTGCCGCAAAAAGAACTGAAAGAAATCAAGCTAGACTTGATGAAATAGCAGCAGAAAAGAAAGCGTCTGATGATTTATATGATGCTCAAATTGCACAAGCTAATGCTTTTGAAGTAAGGGTTAAAGCTCAAGCAGATAGAGAAAAGGCAATTGCAAAAGAATTAGAAGATTTTAAGAAAGCAACTATACAACAGGGGTTTGGAGCAGCAGCAGCAGCAGCAGGGGAAAATGTAGCACTATCTAAAGGAGTAGCAGCAGCACAAGTTATCTATAATACTCAACAAGGTATAATGGCTGCAATGGGAGCCACTTCTATAGCTGACAAGTTGCTACCTTATCCTTTAAGACTTGCTAATGCAATTTCTACAGGTGTAATGGGTGCAGCAGCTTTAAGTAAGATTATGTCAACAGACCCGACAAGTGCAGGAGGAGGAGGAGGGGGAGGAGTAGTAGGCGGTACAGCACCTCAAACACCTGCTCCACAAATGATGTCAGGAGCTTTTGAATTAAGTGGAGGAGTAGAACCTGAACCAACTCGTGCCTATGTAGTTACAGATGAAATGACAAACAGTCAAAACCAATTAGCAAACATAAGACGTAGAGCTACAATCTAAAATCAAATATATTAACTATATATCTATTATATAACAGAACCTTAATTACAATCTTAAATAAATACTATGAATACTCCAACACCATTAGGAAAGACTTACGAGCAATACAAAAAAGAATTAAAGGAATACAACTTAAGTAAAGTTGAAAAAGTTGAGTTGGGTAGTGTTAAAGAAATTCAAGCACAAATTAAAAGCTTAAATAAGATTTATGGAGAAATTCAAAAATCACAAGATAAATTTATTAAAGATATTGCTAAATTAGATGAGGAGGCAGAGGAAAATAGAAGGATAAATGAAGATGGAGAAAAAGCAGTTGATAGAGCTTACGAAACTTACAATGATTTTGAAGCAGCAGCTAAGTCTTTAGGCGTTAATCCAAACGATAGTAAACCATTTAAAGACCTAGACCAAACAATAGGTTCTGTTGTTACTATTGTAGAAAGAGGTTATAAGATACTTAAAGGAAGAAAATAATATGAAAGAAACTAAAATAGTAGAATTAATAATTGCAGACGATAGTCAAGAACTAGCTATTGATGCAATCAGTTTAGTAACTTCACCTGCAATTGAGCAAGACTTTGTTTACTTTGGAAAAGAAAAGAACAACTTAACATTCGCTAAAGTTGATGAGGAGAAAAGAATGTTGGTTAGTCCTGCACTTATTCCTAATAAGCAAATATTCAGACACGACCCTAATACAGACAGCGACTACTATGTTTATTTTTCAAAAGAAACAGTACGTAAGGCTTCTGAATTATATTTAAAACATAACAATCACCATAAAGCTACATACCAACACCAAGACAGAGTTTCAGGCGTTCTAACAGTTGAAAGTTGGATTAAGGAGGGAGACCAAGACAAGTCTAAGTTATACGGTTACGACTTACCTAACGGCACTTGGTTTGTTAAAATGAAGATAGAGAATGACGAGCTTTGGAATAAAATAAAAGAAGGAGAATTAAAAGGTCTTTCAATAGAAGGCTACTTTACTAATAAATTTGAAGAAATGAACAAGAAACAACCAACTACAGAACAAATACTAAGTGCTTTAAATGAGCTAATAAGAGAAAACAAAACTGAACTTAAAACAGAGAAGGTTGAGTTGGGGTTAGTTGATGACTTAATAAAAGATAGTAAAAAATTAAGCTCTAGATTTGAAACAGCTGTAAAAAATAATATGCAAATTACAAAACTTGTAAATGAAAACTTTAAGGAGTTGGGTAATTTAGTTAAAGCTGCTAAAAAAGGTTATGGATTTGTAAATGTTATAGATAAGCAAATTTCTGAATTAGGAATAAAAGACCCTAAAGGTTATAATGAAGCAGCTAAAATTATTTATGAAATTTCAGAGGGTGAAGGAGAAGCAATGTTAAAAGACTTATCAAAATTTAAAGGATTACTTTAAAAATCAAACAAATAAATAATTATTCTATTATATAACAGAACTTAAAAAATAAACTATGGATTTAAAGACGCAAATTTTAGTAGCACTTGGACTTGACAAAGAAGAAACAATCTCTTTAGAGTGGCAAGCAAAATCAGAAGATGGAACTATTTTCGTTTCAACTGCTGAGGAATTAGAAGCAGGTGTAGACATTTCAGTATTAACTGAAGATGGTACTACAATTTTATTACCAATCGGAACTTACAAGACTGACACAGGAGTTACTTTTAGAGTTGAAGAAGAAGGTATTGTTGCTGAAGTTATGGAAACTGAAACTGAAGAAGTAGTTGAAGAAGAAGAATTAGCTGAAGAAGAAGAAGATAAAAAAGATTATGCAGATGTTGCTGATTGGGAAGGTATGGAAAAAAGAATACAAAACCTAGAAGATGCAGTAGCAAGTCTTAAAGAAGAAAAAGTAGGAGGTGATGACGAAGTTGAGGAATTAGCTGAGGAAGTTGAAGAAAGAGGAACAACTCCTAAGTCTATTAAAACTACAGAAGTAGTTGAATTTTCAGCAGAAGAAGAATTAACTAAGTTAAAAGAAGAAAACGAAAAACTAAAAACTGAGTTGGCTTCACAACCTGCTTCAGCTCCTTTAGATACAAACAAATTCAGTTCAGACAGAAAACCAATGGCTAGAAAAGAATATAACAAACTATCTAAAAGAGAAAAGTTCTTACACGATTTAAACAAATAAAAATTAATAAATAAAAAAAAAAAAATTATGGCATTCAATGTAACATCAAATTATGCGGGAAAAAGTGCGGGGATATATGTATCCGCTGCTTTAGCTCAAGCAACATCACTAGACTACTTAACTTTAATAGAAAATATTAAATTTAAGAGTTCAATCCAAAAAATGGCAGGTTCATCTTTAGTAGCAGACGCTTCTTGCGACTTTACAGACGCAGGTACTCTTGCTTTGACAGAAAACGTACTTACTCCAAAAAATCTACAAATTAACCTTGACTTATGCAAGAAAACTTTACTTGACTCATGGGAAGCGTTACAAATGAGAGCAGGAGCAGGAGCACCACCACCTGCAAGTTTTGACGACTATGTAATTTCTTATATGGGAGAAATTATCGCTAATGGAGTTGAGTCTTCAGTATGGTCAGGAACAGGAGCAACAGCAGGAGAATTTGAAGGGTTCTTAACAGCTACTACAGGAGCATTTGCAGTAGACGGTACAGTAAACGCTTCAACTGCTTCAGCAGCTTACACAGCAGCTAACATTATTGCTAACTTACAACAATTAACTTCTGATATGGCAACTGATATTTCAGCAGTATTGAGAAAAGAAGATTTACATATCTATATGTCTCCAAAGACTTATGCTTTATATATTTCAGCAGTATCTTCTGCGGGATATGTTAATGCTTACAATATGAACGGAGATTATGTTCCTGTATTTGAAGGGTACAAAATCGCTGTTTGTAACGGTATGCCAAACAACCAATTAGTAGCAGCAGAGAAGTCTAACTTATTCTTTGGAACTGACTTATTAAGCGACCAAACAAGAATTGCTTTGATGGATATGGCTGCTCTTGACGGTTCTGACAATATGAGATTAGTAGCTCGTTACTCAGGAGGTGTTCAGTTAGGTATCGGAGCTGATATCGTTCACCAATCATAATAAATAAATAATACGGATGGAGGGGGTAAAACCCTTCCACCCTTAACCTAAAAAAATAAAATAAAATGGCTTGTACAGCACTAACAAAAGGTAGGGGGCTTGATTGCAATCGTATATCAGGAGGAGTAAAAAAAGTATTTTTTTCTGTATTTGATGAAGATGTTTCTTATACTTATGACGCAACTAATCCTTTAGAAATTGACGCAATTGATTGGAACTCTACTACTATATATGAGTACGTTATGCCACTTGGTGTAGCTTCAATTACTGATACTATTACAGGAAGTAGAGAAAACGGAACTATTTTTTACACTCCAACTGTAAATATTATGCTTAATAAACTTACTAAAGAAGACCAAAACGAAATCAAGCTTTTAGCTAAATCTAAAGTAAGAATTTTTGCAGAATTAAACGAAACTTTAACTAATGGACATAATGTATTTATTGCATTAGGAATGTCTAACGGAATGGAACTTAACGCAGGTACTATGGATAGTGGTGCTGCATTTGGAGACAGAAACGGATATACTCTTACATTTGACGGATTAGAGCCTATTCCTTTCGCTTTCTTAGAAGATTACACTACTGCGCCTTGGGACCAAAGTGGATTTATTAATGAAGCAGCAACTTTCCCAACTACAGGAGCTTAATCTTAATTAGTTTTCTTATATATTTCTTGATTAGGGTGGGCTTAGGCTCACCTTTTTCTTTTTAAAGCAAATAAATATAACTTATTTCTATTATATAACAGACAAACTAACTATGATACAAGCAATAACAGAAACAGACATAAAGATATACGTGCAAACTGAGGATAATCGTATAGACACTTCTGTAGCTTCTACTCAAATAAGGCACTTAGTTAAATTCACAAACGACTTAGATAAGTCTATTTATTATGCTTATGGTAATACTGAGATTATAAAAGATAGATATACTAATATAAATATCTCTTACGGAACTACACCTAATATTTATACAGGAGTTGTAAAGTTATTTCCTGCGGGATATTATAAGTATGAAATTTATGAGGTTAGTTGGATTGGAACAGTTACAGTTAGTTCAGGTAATGCACCTGCAACAGAAGATGATGTTTTAACACCTGCTGCTTCTACTAAAGGAATAGTTCAGGGATTAGTAACTAAAGGCAAAATGTATCTAGCAGAAAAAGACGGAACACAGCAAGTTCAGTACACTCAAAGAGAAGCACCAACAGAAACGAATTATATATATTACGGACAATAAAATAAAAAAAATGGGAATTAAAAATACACAAGCTTTATTAAGCGAACAATTAGGACAACTAGGAGGTGTAGAAATATTTACAACAGCTGCTCAAACAAGTAAAGATTACTACGCAATCTACTTTGTTGAAGAAAGTGTAATATCAGCATTAACAATGACGAATTCAACAGGTTCAAGTAATTTACTTACAACAGTACCTGCGGGAATGACGTTATTTGGAAAGATAACAGCAATCACTTTGACTTCAGGTTTAGCAATAGCTTACAACAACTAATATGAAGTTAGCACTAGGAATGTCTTTACCTTCTAGTAATAAAGGAGGATTAACACCTGTACAAAAGCAAGTAAATGACTTTAAGGTTAGAGTTATTGCTGATGGAGGTGTATTTGAGGCTAAGGCTTGTTTAGAAGCACAATTAACTAATTTAAGTAATATAGCATGAGTTTATTAGATGATGTAAGTATTGTAGTAACTCCTAATGGGTATAAGGCAGGAACTTTATTTGGTGCTATTCCTGTACCTACTGAGGGGAGTAATGTAGTGGTCAATGGAGATTTTACTACAGATAGTGATTGGACAAAAGGAACAGGTTGGACTATAAGTGGTGGTACTGCTAATTGTGATGGTACACAAACAGGTACTACATCTTTAACTCCTGCATTAAATAATGTGGTTAATAATGTTACTTATATTGTTGAATATACTATATCAAACTATACAAGTGGTTCAATTAGTATAAAATTAGGAAATACAGGATATGGTACAGTTCGCACTGCTAACGGAACATATACAGAAGAAATAAAAGCACTAGCAACTACTTTTCCAAGAAGTCAAATTAATGCCGATGCTAGTTTTGTCGGCTCAATAGACAACGTATCAGTTAAAGAATACACATCAGCAGATATGGACGTTACTAGAGCAACTGATGCTACAAGAGTAGATGAAAATGGTTTAATTGAAGATGTTTTATCTAA